CTGACCCATACCATATTCTACGACTGGATACTGACCGGTCCACGGCGTACCTCTGTAGATCCCGCCTGTCATGTTACCATATGCCCCGCTGTAACCCCAGCTGGCATTAACAATAGTAGGTCGTCTAAAACCAGTCGCAGGATCTATTGGTTTGTTTAGATGCCATCCCGCAATGACATCAAAACACTGCGGAACGTCTATACCGGTCTGATCCGTTAGTCCTTCTACTTTTACCATGTAGATGCGAGCGTTCTTGGCCCATCCATAGGTCTTGCCCGCTATTATACCGCCGACATGTGTGCCATGTCCCTGTGTATCTTCATAGAAGTTAAAGGGCATAATACCGGGAACACCGCTTGCTGAATACCAGTTGATCTGTTGGACTCTGTTGACACCGTTTGGATCGTTGAACTCTGGATGATCAGCTTGTATACCGGTATCCTGTACTACTATGTCAACACCGGTACCATCTAGAACGTATTCATAGCCGCCGGGTGCAGTAGTACCTATACCATAGACGTTGGTTGCAGCATTGACTCTGCGCAATCCCCAGTTGGTGTTTGTTCCTGTGCTCGTGGTATAGCTGAATACTTTGGTGAAGTTTTGGTAGTCGATCAGATGTTTTCTCAATACCACGTCATTGCGGTGCTTTGGCGGAAGTTCAACACATTGCACCCTGTTATCATTAGATAATTTTTTCGCTTCTTCGTCAGTTAATACATAATGACAGCTGCGTAGGCTGACTGGCCTTTCATCAAATATCCTAGCCGGCCTATCTGGTACGTGTAGATGACCGCTGGTCTGTGTTTCCATTTCATGCCAGAACTGATCATAATCCTCACCCTGCTTGAGACAAACGATGTATTCCTTACCATCTGCGTAGATTGGTAACGATTTTGATGTACTCTGCGCCGGTTTTGAATCTTTTATGAACATTTTGTTTTCACTATCACGAGAGGTTTACCCAGGTGCCGTTTTGATATCCTTGGAACTTGTTGTCTGTGGTGTTGTAAATCACATCACCGTTGTTTGCAGCTAGTGCGTTCCTCTGCGTGGTAGTAAAGCTAGCCAATCTCATTGGTGCCCCGCTGATTATTACTTCCGTAGAAGCAGCAAGTGTTAGAGTAGTGGGGCTGCTGATAATAGGTGTACCTGCACTTACGCTGTTAAATCCTACCGCGCTGACACCTGCTGTGCTAAACACAGCAACGTTGGCATTTCCGTTCACGCTGACCTGTATGTTGCTGCCACCTGACCGTATGTTGATATTGCTGGTGCCGTTGACGATGCTATTGCCATTTCCGCTACCGCCGCCGGCTCCTGCTGGACCAGTTGGACCTGTTGGGCCGCCCCCTGGACCAGTTGGGCCTGTGACACTGCTAGAAGCACCGGTTGGACCTGTAGCGCCTGTGCCTGCTGGACCGGTTGGGCCTGTCTCACCTGCTGGACCGGTATCTCCAACACCCGGACCAGTTGGACCTGGAATGTCACTAGCTGGACCAGTTGGGCCTGCAGTACCTGTATAGCCAGTTGGACCGAGAGTACCAGCTGCGCCTGTTGGCCCTGTAACTGTGCTAGCTAATCCAGTTGGGCCTGTCCATCCTCTTTGACCAGTAGGTCCGGTTCTTCCTGTTGGGCCAAGAGCTCCGGCGCCTCCGGATGCACCTGTTGGTCCTTGCGGACCCTGCAATCCCATTTGACCTGTAGCACCGCGAATCCCGCTGGCTCCTGTCATGCCCTTGGTTCCAAGTGGTCCAGTTGGTCCTGTTGCGCCGGTTGGCCCGGTCATTATGGTAGTAGGCATGATTTTCTCCTCAAGTCATCTATTTATTTTTTACTTGGGTATTGACATGCTGCACTACAGCCTACATATAATATGCGTAGGCGCCATCCGGGCCTATACTATTAGAATGCTTCGCTTTAAGAGGAGGTATCAAAATGCGTCATTCAACAACAGAACTTCTGACCAACATGGACAGTCTTTTCCGCGATCTAAACAGATATGCGATAGGGTTTGAGCCCATGTTTACTAGGATAAGCAGTCCAAATCAAACTGCTGGTTATCCTCCGTATAATCTCACACAGGAAGACAACATCTATCGCTTGGAACTTGCAGTAGCAGGATTCACAGACTCCGATATCGATATTACGCTTACCAATGATCGAGTGTTGGTAGTACGTGGTAGCCGATTGACGGGTGATGATGGTGAGAAGCAGTACATACACCGTGGCATAGCAGCTCGTGATTTTGAAAGACAGTTCACGCTTGCTGAGCACATCAAAGTGCGCTCTGCACATCTAGATCACGGCATGTTGACTATTGAATTGGAACGGGAAATCCCAGAAGCTGCTAAATCGCGCAAGATTCCAATCGGCCTGGGACCAAACGTGGTAGACGTGCAGCTCACCGATGATAAAACTGTTGCGAAATAATCGAAACAGTGTTATAGTGTGAGCACGTAACAGGAGTAGGGCTCATGACAGATACTAAGAAAAGCACTAGCGTAGCGGTGATTGAGAAAGTAACCATGAGCCCTCCTCGCATGTGGAATGTTTGGCTGCTGAACGATGACAAGACCACGATGGAATTCGTGGTCTTGGTTCTCATGCAGATATTCCATCGCAGTTTCGAGGAAGCACAGGACATCATGATGCATATCCACGAGAATGGTCGCGGTGTTGCAGGCTGCTACAGCCATGAAGTAGCTACTACTAAACGTGATGAAACCATGAGCACTGCTCGTACCAATGGCTTCCCTCTCCAAGCTGAAATCAAGCCTGCAGAATAATTTTGCTCATCAGGTTGACAGCAGATTAAAGCTGTATATAATTAGGCTTGCAAATGTTGTTACACTTACCGTAACGGTTAAATCAAACGAGGAGTTATACTATGACTGCAACTTACACCACACAGGCCGAAAAGGTTCTCACCTATCTCGGTAAAGGCCACAAGCTGACTGCAAAGCAAGCACGCAGCCGCTTCAAGATCCAGAATCTCCGCGCTCGTATCTCTGAGCTGCGCAGCGAAGGTTACAACATTGGTACAACACCAGTTGTATATCGTGACACTGGCGCTAACGGTGTTGCATACATTCTCGAAGCTAAGTCTTCACGCAAGTCAAAGAAGCACGCATAAGACTGTTGTAACAGCTGTTAGAACCCAACCCGTGACGTTGGGCCACAGTTAATACACAGCAAGAAAAGGCTGCAGCGATGCAGCCTTTTTTCTTCATAGTTTATAGATGACAAAACCCAATAGAATTATAATCATACAGAGAGGTGAAACATGAATAATCCAGTACTAAAACTTGATCTAGACGCAGGCTCAGTCCTGATAGAATGCTTTCCTGATCTTGCTCCTAATCACGTAGCACAGATCCTACGCCTTGCTAATTCAGGCGAATATGATGGCACGGTATTTCATCGTGTTATCGCAGGATTCATGGCACAGGGCGGATGGACACAGAAGCAGTTGCCACAGCTGAACGCAGAGTTCAACAGCTATCCACATACCGAAGGCGTTTGCAGCATGGCTCGTACCAACGATCCAAACAGTGCCAGCGATCAGTTCTTCATCTGCTTCAACGACGCTCGCTTCCTTGACAATCAATACACTGTCTGGGGCAAGGTCATGAGCGGGATGCAGCATGTGCATAATGGCATCAACAAGGGCGAGCCACCAGCAGAGCCTACCAAGATCCTAAGGATGCGACAGGTTACTATCACAATTACCGAACTAGCATGAATCCTATAGTTTTCAAGAAAACCCGTAATGGTCCGTTCTTGGTCAATCAAAACGATCAATGGATCAGATATGGTATTGAAAACTTGGATCTGATCAGCACCGAACTGAAGAAGTTTGATCTCTTACTGCAACTAGCTAAACCGCTACGGCCCGATCTACGTGCAGTGATAGATGGCGGTGCTAACATGGGATCCTGGACAGTACCTCTAGCCAGAGTACACCAGGATCTCACCTTCCATCTGTTTGAAGTGCAGAGGATGGTCTACTACTGTACTTGCGGCACACTGGCATTGAATTGGCTTAACAATGTCTACATTACCTGGGCAGGACTTGATGAGATAGAACACACTATCGAGCTGCACGTTCCAGATTATACAAGTCCAAACAACTACGGTGCTTATGAAGTAATGCCGCCGGAACAGAATTCAGACTGTCGGATATTGTATACTGAACAGATTGACAGGGTGAAGATGGTCACTATCGACAGCCTTGGCATTGACCCATTATTCATCAAGCTGGATGTGGAAGGCATGGAATGGCGAACGCTGCAGGGTGCTAGATCAACTTTAGATAGATGCCAACCCATAGTGTGGTGTGAGCGTCACAAGAGCGATGCAGACAAGGTATTACCATTCTTTGACAACCGAGGTTATGCATTGACCTCGCTTATCGAAGGGCATTGGACTTTCATACCACCATGGTTACAGATCAACAATATGAAAAATGTCACAGATGTGTTATTATCTAGGTGACACAGTCTTGATCTAAATGAAAAAATGTTTATATATAGAGTGCGAAAGGTTGCTTTATAAAGAACATTCGCGTAATCTTGCTTAACGAGGAGATGATACATGAGCAAAGTGATAGGAATTGACCTTGGTACCACCAATAGTTGTGTAGCTATTATGGATGGCGGCAAGGCAAAGGTATTGGAAAACGCAGAAGGTGCACGCACAACACCCAGCATCGTAGCGTTTTCAAAAGACGGCGAGCAGCTGGTAGGTGCGCCTGCTAAACGTCAAGCAGTTACAAATCCAAAGAGCACACTAAATGCAGTAAAGCGACTGATCGGCAGGCGCTATGATGATGCACAGGTCCAAAAAGATCGCAAGCTGATGCCCTATGATGTAGTTGCAGCAGAGAACGGTGATGCTTGGGTAGGAATCGACGATAAGAAATATAGCCCCAGCGAGATCTCAGCAAAGATCCTCACCAAGATGAAGGAAACCGCAGAGAAGTACACTGGCGGCACAGTAACACAAGCAGTTATTACCGTACCAGCTTATTTCAATGATAGCCAACGACAGGCTACTAAAGATGCTGGTAAGATCGCAGGTCTTGAAGTGCTGCGCATCATCAACGAACCAACTGCTGCAGCACTTGCTTATGGTATGGATAAGAAAGGTGCTGGTAAGATTGTCGTATACGATCTAGGTGGTGGTACCTTTGACGTCAGCATACTTGAGCTGGGCGATGGTGTGTTTGAAGTGCTTAGCACCAACGGCGATACGCAGCTGGGCGGTGAAGACTTTGATCTTCGCATCGTTGACTGGCTAGCGGACGAGTTCAAGAAAGAACAGGGCATCGATCTGCGTAATGACAACATGGCTCTGCAGCGTCTCAAGGAAACAGCTGAAAAAGCCAAGATCGAACTGTCAAGCAGCCTGCAGACAGAGATCAACCTGCCCTATATCACTGCAGACGCCAATGGTCCAAAGCATTTGGTCATGACGCTAACTCGCAGCAAGTTTGAGAACATGGTAGAGGATCTGGTCAACCGTAGCCTCGGTCCGTGTCGTTCGGCACTGCAGGATGCAGGTCTTAACAGCAACGACATCAAGGAAGTGATCCTCGTTGGTGGACAGACACGCATGCCTGCTGTACAGGAAGCTGTAAAGAATTTGTTTGGCAAGGAACCAAGCCAGGGTGTCAACCCAGACGAAGTTGTTGCCATGGGTGCTGCTATCCAAGCAGGCGTGCTGCAGGGGGACGTCAAGGACGTGTTGTTGCTGGACGTAACTCCGCTAAGCCTCGGTATCGAAACACTAGGTGGCGTGTTTACCAAGCTGATTGAACGCAACACTACTATCCCGACTCGTAAGAGCCAGATCTTCAGCACTGCTGCTGATAATCAACCTGCTGTAAGCATTGCAGTATTCCAGGGCGAACGCAGCATAGCACGCGATAACAAGAGCTTGGCTAATTTTGAATTGGCAGGCATCGCACCTGCACCTCGTGGTATGCCTCAGATTGAAGTTGCATTTGACATCGATGCCAACGGTATCGTGCATGTAAGTGCAAAGGATCAGGCTACTGGTAAGGAACAGAAGGTCAGCATACAAAGCAGCGGCGGTCTTAGCGAGGAAGAGATCGAAAAGATGGTCCGTGATGCAGAAGCAAATGCAGAAGCTGATCGCATCCGTAAGGAACTGATCGAGCTGCGTAACGGCGGTGAAACTCAGGTACATATGGCTGAGAAGCAGATCAAGGAACATGAGGACAAGATCCCTGCTGAACTCAAGGACGAGGTTGAGGCCAAGATTGCTGCTGCTAAGGAAGCACTCGGTAAGGAAACTGCTGAGGAGATCCGTCCTGCACTTGACGAACTTGGACAAAGCCTGATGAAGATCGGAGAGATTATCTACAAGGCACAGGAACCGCCAAAGGATGACGGTGTAGTAGACGTAGACGCAAAACCAGCAGGTTAACCAAAACAAGCCCCGGAGAAATCCGGGGCTTTTCTTACTACATGCACTGTTGGTTGACAGGATCAAATACAGATAGCATGCTTACTGACAAATAACAAAGGAATCTAAGATGGCTATGATTAAGTTTACGAATGCAGCGTCTGGACACACTGGTGATTCAATCTATCTCAATTCTGATTGGATCGTAGCTATCTTTGAAGCACCAAGCCAGGATGGCGGCAGCTTGAAGACTTTGGTATATGGTGGTCCTGTAGGTACGACCTGGGAAGTTGCAGAGGGTCTTGCAGACGCTATGAAGCTGCTAAAATCAGCTAAATAATAGAAGTGATACACGTCTAGGAGTGTGCGATGAAAAAGATCATTATTAGTGCATTGGCAGCAGTTTCTATCTTAGCATCAGTTGGTGCAGCAGATGCACAACATCGCTATCACAGCGGCGGCGGATACCGCGGCGGATGGGCAGCACCATTGATCGGCGGACTCATCGTGGGTGGCATCGTAGGTGGTGCTATCGCAAGTGAACCTCGCTACTATGCAGCACCTCCAGCGTATCGAACAGAATGCCGCATCGTACCAGTTTATGATCGATTCGGCTATTATGTAGGCGATCGTCGCGAATGCTACCAAGTTCCAAACTATTGATATCCAAGAAATAGGTTGACGCGATGGTAGCATGTGTTAATATGTGCTATCAATTTTTAGGTGAGTACATGTCATGTATGAGCTGCGCGGACTGATTTATGCGATTATTTTGATTGCCACTGCAGGACCTGCAGCAGCAGCTTATGATGCTGATTATCATCGCCGACATCAACAGCAACCACAGCATCATCGAGATGTTGAGCGGCATCAGCAGCAGCAACACATACAGCGGCACTGGGATCAACGGCAATGGGAAACGCATCATCCAAGGCCTCCGGTAACCTATAACCATCCTGTACCAAGAGAGATATACGTGCCTCGTACCCAACCTGTGGTTCCAAGATATCAGGCTCAACCCAGAAATTATCCTGTGCCTCAGTATCGTTCGGTTCCACGATATTATCCAGTGCCTCAATACTATCCTGTTCCAGTCTATCCTGATCTACCCGATCAAGATCCGCCATTGTCGATTGATTCAAATGGTGTACAACAGGGTCCTATTGCCATGTGTCGGCCAGATCCTATATATGATCAGGACCAGATAACAGGGTATGCTATACTATGCGGTTATCCCGAAGGATCTCTTCGATGATGAGTTTGGCTAAACCTGCATTGCTGTCAGTAGTTCTGTTGGTACAGAGCAGCGCACCATATGTGGGACGATGGCAGATGAACACAGAACAATGTAATCTATTAGCACCTAATCCTCAGATAATAGAATTACAACAGGACAGGCTGCTGAGTGATGATAGCGTGTGTTTGTTTGATTACATAATGCCAACAGATGCAACAAGGTGGACCATAGGCACACGCTGCTATCGCAACAAACAAACATTGTATCCGGAACATTACAATTTTGAGATGTATATGAATCAAGATCGGTTATACATTAGCAGAGGTCCAGCGCAGACATTTGGTCTTGCTCGCTGCCCTTGAGTAGTATACAGTGTGAACATGATGAAAACTAACTTTGATAATATCGTTGAACTTATGGAACAGATGATGCTTGCGTCTGCTGATGTAAAGCAGGAACAAGAAAACGCTAATGATGACTTGGCCGAGATGATACGCAACGAGCGGTATCTTCCAGCCAAGGAAAAACTCGTACAGGCTTTTAGGCTTGCGATACGAGAAATTGTGCAATCTGAGATGAACAAGAAATCGTCTTCAAAGAAGTGGGGGTTGTTGTGATGAGTGATACTGTAGCATTGATCTTGGTAATCATGTTGTGCAGCTTTCTGCTTGGCGTGTATGTTGGCGATATGATCTGGAAGATCAAGATAGCTCGTGCTGCTAAACGCATCGAGGAGATCAACGACGAAATCGTTGAACTGATCCATGAGATACAGGTTAAGTTCTGCACCATCGAAAAACTGCCAGATGGTACGCTGCAGATGTTCAGCGACGACGGGCAATTCCTGGCCCAGGGCACCGACAAAGACACACTGATCGATTCTCTACGCTCTAGATTTGGACAAGGTCAAGTTTGGCTATCGCCTAATGGTACTATCGAGACCTAAAACAACAGAAAATCCAATAAAATACATTTGAGATCAACAGGTTAATTTCTAATTTTCCTGTTGACATGCTCGCTATATGTGCTATGTTACTGTTACGGTATGTACAGGAGAGATGACCTATGAAGACCAATTACACAGCAACCGAAACTGCAGCGGCAGGGGCTGCATTTACTATCGCAGCCACTGGCAAAGCATTCAAGATCCTCAGTGACGGATTATATTCGGATAAGATCCGTGCTATCGTGCGCGAGCTGGCATGCAATGCTCGTGACAGTCATACTGCAGCCGGTACAACACAACCATGGGAATTGCATCTACCAACTGATTCAGAACGGTGGTTTGAGATCCGTGATTTTGGTACAGGACTCAGCCATGAAGATGTAACCAACATCTACACTCGCTATTTTGCCAGCACCAAGACTGACAGCAATGCGTATGTTGGTCAACTTGGACTAGGTAGCAAGAGCCCGTTTAGCTATGTGCGCGAATTCCAAGTACGGAGTTATCACGGGGGTGTTTGCAATACCTATCGCATGAGCTACGATGATACTGACACTCCTCGTGTAGAACTGTTGAATACTGAGAAAAGTAGCACTACCGGATTGGCGGTACGCTTCAAAACAGGGTATGATGCGTCTCGCTGGCATGAAAAGGCAGGAGCAGTGCTGCAATGGTTTGATCAGCTGCCTGTGATGACCGGGGCATCTGTCGAGATCGAAAAGCCCGAGCCTGTGTGGCAGGGTAAAGGTTGGAGACTGTTTCGCAGCACTGCGTGGTATGCACAGGATGCAGCGGCAATCATGGGCGGTGTAGTCTACCCAATTTCCATTAGCAGTATCACAGGCGATATAACCGATTCGCAAGATCAGCTTTTGAACATGCCAGTTCTGA